TCCGGCGTTGTCGGAACAGATCAGGAAATCACAAGCCCGACGCTGACCAACGGAACGGTAGACGGTGGCGACGTGACGTTTACCGCGGTATCCGGCGCGTCCGTCGAGGCGATCGTGATCTATCGCAAGAATGCTGGCGCCAATAGCACCTGGTATCTGTGCGCGTATATCGACACGTCGGTGACGGGCCTGCCGGTGACGCCGAACGGCGGCAATATCGTCATTACCTGGAACGCCTCCGGGATCTTCACGCTCTAATGGCCAACTGGTACGTCTATTCGGGAGCGGGTGGTTCGGCCTCCGGCGCCGACTGGACGAACGCAAAGACGACGTTGCAGGCCGGCATCACGGGATCGACCGCGGGCGATACGATCTGGGTCGCGCATGACCATGCCGAAACGGCTGGTGCTGCAAAGACAATAACCGGCGGCGGCTCGGCAACGGCGATCACACGGATCATCTGCGCTAACCGGGCGGGCTCGGTGCCGCCTGTAAGTGCCGATCTTCGCGCAACGGGAAGCGTAACCACGACCGGCGCGTTCTCCGTCTCGCTGAATATGACGTTCGTCTATGTTTACGGATTGATCTTCAATTCCGGGAACGGCGCGAACCCCAATGGCATGGTTATAGCGAACGCGGCTGTAGGGTATCAACTGTATGAAGCTTGCAGCTTTCGAAAATTGGGAACCACCAACGCTCAGGGTGCGATCGTCATCGGACAGGGCACCGGCAAGGTCCGGGTTGATTGGAAAAACTGCACGGTTCAGTTCGGCGCTACCGGCGACGGCATTGCGATAAAAATGGCAGCCTTCAGTTGGAGGGACACTGCAAGCGCAATCCTGGGCGCGACAATTCCGACGACGCTGTTCCAGACATCTGCCAGCGCGGCTATCGCCGGATCGTCGAATATCCTCATCGAGGGTGTGGACATCTCGGCACTCAGTACAAATACTATCGTCGGGGCGATGCCGCACCCAACCAAGGTTCTCATCAAGGATTGCAAGATTGCGTCCGGCACGGTGATTGCGGCGGCGCCTTCTGATCAAGGGGGTGCCGAGACTGTATCGAGCCGAACGAACGGCTCCGGCGTCAACTACCGCGTTGAAAAGTGGCAGTACGCCGGCACCGAGACGGTCGAGACCACGATCGTGCGAACCGGCGGCGCTACGGACGGCACGACGCCGATTGCAAAGAAGTTGGTAACGTCCGCCAACTCGGCGCTGGTCTGTCCATTCGATGCAATTCCAATTGCGATCTGGAACGACGTTACCGGATCGACCGTCACATGCACGGTCTATGGGGTTTGGGGCGGGGGCGCTGTACCAAATAACGATGATATCTGGATGGATGTCGAGTATTTGAGTTCGTCCGGTGACGGCAAGGGCTCGTTCGCTACCTGCGGCAAGGCTGATGTGCTCGCCAGTAATGCGGCGCTGACATCGGACTCCTCGACCTGGGGCGGCTCAACAACGAAATTCAAAATGGTGGTGACGTTCACCGCTCAACAGAAGGGCGCGATCTTCATTTATGTGAGGGCCGCCAAGGTCTCGACGACATTCTATATCGATCCGAAGGCGGTCTTGACGTAACGCGATGGCAACCCGTGATTACATCCTGGGTGATGTTTACGTCAGCGAAACTGGCACGCGGTCGTTAATCGTCGGTGGCGTATATCTAAACGACACCACGAGCATTTCGACCACTCTAACCGCATCGCTGTTCACCGAAGGCGATACGTTCTTCGCGCCGACCGTTTCGGCTGGCGCAGCGACGCTGACGCCGAGTCTGTATGCCGACGCGGACGGGTTCTACTCGGCGACGGTTACACGCGGGGCGGTCACGCTCACGCCGTCTCTGTTTGCAGAGGGTGACACGTTCTTTAATGCGACGGTGGCGGCTGGTGCCGTAACCCTAACGCCAAGTCTCTATACCGATTCCGATGCGTTCTTTTCGGCGACGGTAACCGGATCGATCACGCTAACCCCGTCGCTAGTCTCGGATGGGGATACTTTCTACAGCGCAACGGTCGCGGCGGCGACCGTCACCTTAACGCCGGGCCTCTACACGGACGCGGATGCGTTCTTTAGCGCGGCGGTCTCGGCAACCTACGCGCTGACGCCAGCGCTTTATGCGGACGCAGACTCGTTCTATTCCGCGACCGTAACCACCGCCGCCGTCACTCTGACGCCGTCGCTGTTTGTTGATGGCGATACGTTCTTCTCCGCGACGGTCACGCGCGGTGCGGTCACACTAACACCGAGCCTATACTCGGAAGGCGACAGCTTCTTTACTCCGGCGGTGACGACCGGGTCGGTTACGCTCACCCCGTCGCTGTTCGCGGATGGGGACGCGTTCTATTCGGCGACGGTTTCGGCCTCCTATACCCTAACTCCGGCGCTCTACAGCGACGCGGACGGCTTCTACACTCAGGCGGTTTCGGCGAGTCGCACGCTTACCCCGGCGCTGTTTTCGGACGTCGACACATTCTACTCTGCGGCAATCACTGGCGGCCAAGTCACCCTGGCGCCAAGCCTGTTTAGCGATGGGGACGGCTTCTACTCCGCGACGATCACGACGGGTCCGGTATCGCTCACGCCATCCTTGTTCGCGGATGGCGATACCTTCTATTCAGCCACGGTCGTCTCAACCAGGACGCTGACGCCGGCGCTCTATAGCGACGCTGACACGTTCTACACTCAGACGGTTTCAGCCAGCTACACGCTCGTACCAAGCCTCTACGCAGACGCTGACAGTTTCCATTCGGCGACGGTAACAGCCTCCGGCGCGACGCAGACACTAACGCCTAGCCTGTACTCGGACGCTGACAGTTTCTATTCCTCGACGGTCACCCGAGGCGCGGTCACGCTTACCGCGTCGCTATTCTCGGAAGGCGATACGTTCTTTTCGGCGGCGGTCAGTGCGTCGTATGCCCTAACCGCCGCGCTCTATGCTGACGCTGACGCCTTCTATTCGCCGGCCGTTGTCGCGAGCTACTCGCTCACGCCAGCGAGGTTCGCGGACAATGATAATTTCTATGTCGCAACGGTCGCGGCCGGGAGCGTAACTCTCGCCCCGTCGCTGTTTGCGGATGACGACGCCTTCTACGGCCCGACGCTCGTTAATATCATCTTTTCCGAAATCGATGCAGAGCGGATTGCGTCCGTATCGGCCGAAGTTCGCAGCGTTTCGGTATCTGAGAGTGCCCATACCGTCAGCGTGGCTGCCGAAGTGCGGACGGTGTCGGTTGCGAGTGAAACGCGGATGGTGGCGCCGGTACAGCAGGCCGTCGACGTTTCGGTGATGTCGGAAACTCGCGCGGTAGCGGCTTAAGGAAATCGAAATGTCGCTGGTGTGGCCGTTCAAGGATCCCGACGAAATTCTCGACTACCAGGTCGACTGGATCTTGCGTCTCGGTACCGACACCATCTCGACATCAACCTGGACGGTCCCTACCGGGATCACAAAGACGACGGACACGAAAACCAACACCGCGACGACGATCTGGCTCAGCGGCGGGACGATTGGCGTATCATACGAACTCACGAACCGGGTCGTTACCGCCGGCGGCCGGACGATGGATCAAAGCGTCAAGCTGAAGATCAAGGCCAAGTAAATGCAGGCCGGAAGTCTCGATCGACGCATCACCATCAGGCGCAAAACTTACACATCGTCAGACACGGGCGAGCCGACCGAAGCCTGGGCGAACATCGCATTGCGCCGTGCAGCGTCGATGTGGCCGTTCAAAGGGTCGGAAGGTTTCTCAAGTCCGGAAAAGACTGCGTATGAGCAAGTCGAATTCCGGGTCCGGTACTCCGCTGACGTGGCTGCGCTGTCGCCTCTCGATCAAGTGATCAATCCAGCGCTCTCGGAAGACGAAGCCGCGAACCCCGCCTACGTCATCCCGGAACGATCGACCTATGACGTCCTCGGGGTTCTCGAAATAGGTCGCAGGCAAGGTCTCCGGATCATCACGCAGCGACGCTCAGACGTAACGACGTAAATTCACATCACCGAAAGGAACGACCATGGCTGATATTTCCATTACTCCGGCGAACGTGCTTCCTGGCGCGGGCGCTGTCACTGAGGCGGGCACGGCCGGCGAAACCATCACGGCCGGACAGGTTGTCTACAAAGACCCAACATCGGGCCTGTATCTGAAATCGGATTCTGACTCCGCAACCGCGGCTGTTCGCCAGCCGCGCGGGATAGCGCTTAACGGCGCGTCGCTCAATCAGCCGCTTGTCATCCAGCGTAGCGGTCAGATCACGATCGGCGGCACGATGACGGCTGGCCTCGCGTATTACAATTCGAAGACCGCCGGCGGCATCTGCGTCCTGGCCGACATCGCGTCCGGTGGCTATTCCTGCGTGATCGGACTGTCTGTCTCGACAACCGTGCTGCAAATCGGGATCACCTACTCAGGCGTCGCGGTCTAATCCGTGAAGGACATTCGGCCAGCACTATACTCGTTCCTGCTGGCCGATAGCACCATCAGCGGGCTTGTCGGGGGCGAGCGGATATACCCCGTCAAGATTCCGCAGGGCGTCAAAAAGGCGAGCGTCGTCTACACCAGGATATCAGGAGAAGGCGACTATGCGATGGCGGGGCCGACCGGATACGTCCGGCCGCGCATCCAGATCGCGGCGTGGGCGCCGACGGCAAACGAGGCGGATACCCTCGCGCGTGCGGTCAAGGCGCGGATCGATGGATACTCTGGCGTCATGGGATCGGGCGCGAACGCCGTCCAGGTGCAGGGCGTGTTTCAGGCGGATACCCGCGAAACTTGGGACGAGGCCGCCCAACTATACGGCGTGATGCGGGATGTCTTCATTCACTATGAGGAACTGTGATGGCTCGGCAGACCTTCAAAATCGAGGGTTTGGCGGAGTTGGACACCGCGCTCACGGAACTGCCCAAGGCGACCGCGCGCAACGTGCTGGCGCGTGTTTTGAAAGAGCAGGGCGCTCCTATCCGGGATGCTGGTGAGCAACTGGCGCCTCGCCTAAAGGGCGGGCTGAAGGCTTCCTACACCATGGGGACGAAGCTTTCGAAGCGCCAGAAAAGCATGAACCGCAAAGAGAGCATGGTCGAACTCTATATCGGTCCCGGCCCCGCAGCGAAGGGCGTCCAAACCGAATTCGGTAACGCGCACCAGGCGGCACAGCCACACCTTCGACCGGCCTTCGACGGCAACGTTATGAAGGTTCTGGCTGGCATCAGGGACAGCCTCGCCAACGAAATCGAGAAAGCCCGCGCGCGTCTCGCCAAAAAGGCCGAGCGCGAAGCCGCAAAGATGGCGGCCGGCAAGTAGCAGAATTCCCACCCCTGCCGGGATGTGAGGCGGGTTTCCTTAAATTTTGACATGGAGAAAACCCGATGAGCACCAGCGCTCGCATTGGTTACGGCACGCTGTTCAAAACCGGCAACGGGGCCGCGCCCGAAGTCTTCACGACGCTCGCCGAAGTCACCTCGATCACGCCGCCGGCAATGGCGCGCGACACGGTGGACGCGACGCATGAGGAAAGCCCCGGCGCATGGCGCGAGTTCATCGCCGGTCTGAAGGACGGCGGCGAAGTCAGCCTTGAACTCAACTTCATCGCCGGTGGCACTGCCGCGGCGTCGCTCACCGCGGAGATGGATCTTGACGGCCCGTTGGCAACCAAGAACCGCGTGATCCTGTTCCCCGATAACTCCTACTTCACTTTCGCGGGGATCCTGACCGCGTTCGAGCCGGATTCGCCGCTGGACGACAAGATGTCCGCCTCGGTGACATTCAAGGTCACGGGCAAACCGACCCTGGTACAGGTGTAACGCATGGCGAATCCGCACAGGGGTGAAGTCGAGATCGTTTCTGACGGCGTCACGTACACATGGCGTTTGTCGACCGGGGCAATCGCTGCGCTGGAAGATCGGCTCGACCGGGGCATTTTCGATATTGTAGGTGAATTGTCGTCGTGGGCGCAGCCTGTCGACGAAAAGGGAAAGCCT